TACATATAATATAACATGGTGAGGTGTTTTGTCAAATGTTTATGCGGTCATTAAATGTCCTAAAGTTTTTTTATGTCCCCTACGGGCTACCCCTTATACTTTTGGGTATAGCGAACCATTATCGTCACTTTTGCTTTTGGTCATCTCCAATAATTGGGAAGGTCACAGTCAAGATTATATTTGGTCTGTGCGGTGAATGGGCTCTTGGACCGAATGGACTTCGGGATAAACCCGTAACAAGCGACACTTTGAGAGTTTCGTGAGAGTCTCGTGAGTGCTGCGAGAAGTGCTACGCGGTCAAGCAATTTGTCTAAAAAGGTCATTTTAAAATCTCCAATGATTTCAAGGGGTTAGTTTAGGTTGTCCCGTAAGGCACATAGAATGTTTCGAGGTGTTTCGTGAGAGTTACATATGTTTCGTAAAACTTTGAGAGTAAAAGGGAGAAACGGAAAGGGTAAGGCTATTTAAAGGTAAGGGTTAAAAGTACTTGATTATTGGCATAGAATGTGCTTATTACACACTTAGAGGAACCAACTATCTCCAACCCCTTAAAACCTTAAAACTTTGCTCTCTCCATAGAGTTCTGAGCAACAACGAGAAGAGCTAATCCCCACCGAATACTATTCTGTTTTTTCTTTACTACACCGAATACAATACACATACACGGGCACCCACGGGGGTAGTATCAGGCAAAAACATATACAGAAGATGCCCCTACACTGGGGCTGTCTTCAAACAATGCTTAAGCTTTATGATTGAGACCATCGCATAATGTTCTGAAGTACTCATATATAACAGAACAATGTGCAGTCCTTAACAATTAAGTACTTCTGTGATGTCCATGCAATATAACAGATACATCAAACACCAAGCCCTTGAACATGTGCTCCCATTCCTCAACAGAGATACACTTAACTCCACTTGTTCTCTTAAGAGCATTGACATGTGTACTGGTTGTCTGTGACTTATAGTGTCCACCTGTACTTGTATAATCAATAGCATAGGTTTCTCCTCCAAGGTTAAACCCTATTACCAAGTTATACGAATGAATGACTTTACCATCTGTGGCTAAGTTACCTGCTCTACCTTCTCTATTCATTGTGAAGCTTCTTATTACATCTGAATTTCTCATTGTCTTTATCCTTTTTTTAAATGTGTCTCTGGCAATTGATGAAGGGTGAGCAGTTTCTAAACATGCTCAGGTTTTGACGGGGTTGAAAGGAACATCCTTTTCATACATATAATATAACACACTGGTTACATCTGTCAAGCTTTTATTTAAAGTTTTTTTGTGTCTCTGGCTATTGATTGTGAGTGTTGTTTGTAACAATGATGTTGACCTGATCTCTGCCTCGATAGATGGTTCTTTCGAATCGCTTTATCTCAAAGACGATGGTTTCATTCATGTATACTTCTGTCTCTTCATGAGCGTCACCGCTATGCATAAAGGCTTGTTCACCCAAAAGGTCAACCATAAAGCCATCGTTTGTTTTTGATGTTACCTTACCATAGACTTGACCTTTCTTTTTCCATACTTGGTAAAGAGTATCCTGCCATTGGCTTCGGGTAAACTTCTTACCTTGAGTATCGCCGGTTCTTGTAGCATGTTTGAATTGGTCTGCTGTCATGTAGTTTGGGTTGTGTTTTATATTTTTCATTTAATCTCCGAATGTTGAAAAGGTTAGGATTATTGGCTTGCTTTTGTGTTGAAGCCAATGGGTTGGATGGTGGTTTCAGATTCCTGCTCTGAAGCACCCTGTTGTTGCTCTATAGCTGCCAGTGCTGCCATCTGAGCGGATGGTTGAAGTCCTTTGATTAAGATGGTCTGAAGGATTGACTCCAGTCCCTCGTTGTCTAGGTTGAGTTCTATTGTTATTTTGTTCATTGGATTTTCTCCGTATGATGTGAATAATCGTGGCAGCATATACCACACTTACCATTGTAATGCCTAAGATAAAATGTTTCATGTGTTCTCGGATAGTCCCCGAAGGGACAGGGCTTATTGCCCTGCTGTAAGGTTGCTGACGATGTGCTCTTGGATTGATACCTTCTCTCCAGAAGCATTCACGGCTACGATGTCGTGAAAATTGACGATGTTGGTTGAACAAGCTGAGCCTTCACCCATTGCTTTCCAAAGAAGCATTGAGACCTCTGAAGGAATACGAACGAAGTAGTTAGCAACATTCTGAAGCTGGTCAGAAGTTAAGTCTTCATCAAATATCTTTGATGCTTTAATCTTCTCTACCATTGCGGTGTGCTCATTGATAACCCAATCGTTGGTATCATCAACACGGCCATCATTGACTAACTGCTCAACAGTTAATTCATTTTTGTATTCTCGAAGGTAATCATTGAAAGCTATAGCAGCTTCCATACCAACGAATGAGTTAGCAAGGTGATAGATGGTTGGAGACATCTCAAAAGACAAGCCAGCGGTCTCTAGAGCATTGCTCAGGCGTTCCCAAGAGCGTCGTGAAGGATAAACCTTGTTAGGCTCGTACTCATCGTTGTGCTCTAAGTGTTGGTGATTGCTGTTGATGAAATCCCAGATAGGCTTCGCAACAACATCAGCACCCCAGTTAAGCCAATCTTCAACAGTAGGCTCTACATCAAAGACGGTGTAGCGGTCAAGTTCTGCTGGGTCCATCTCTCCAACTTGATATTGTGCTCCATGGACACCACCGTTAACGGCTGCGAAGATGAGAGTATCAGGATGTAAAGCGTTCCCAGCAATCTTACGACTATCACAAAGTTCAAAGATACCTTGACGAACTTCCATGGTTGCTCTGTCTACTTCATCTAAGAAGAGAACGACAGCAGAGTCACAAGCCATTTTAAGCCAGTCTGGAGCGTTCCAAGTGGTGCTGTTATCATCAATAGAAGGAAGCCCAAGCAAGTCGCCTTCAGTCATCTGTGAAGCTCTTCTTTCGACGATAGGAAGACCAGCATTTTTAGCGTACTGATATACGACGGTTGACTTGCCGATTCCATGACGACCACGAAGTAAAACGGGGAAGCGAGCATCGGTAACGAGTGGGACTATTTGTAAGAATGTTTTGAAATCAATTGACATGGATTTTTCCTTGAATTTTGAACAGGATTGTTCTTGGTTTATATACTAACTAGTTGTTAATGAAGTGGTTGGAAGTCTCTGAGAGTCGTTGTTCTCTTCTGATGTATATAATATAACACATACAGCCAGTTTGTCAAGAAAAAAGTTTATTTTTCTTTAAAGATTTTTAATGCAATCTTGTGAGCAAGGTCTCCTACATAGGTTCCAAGAGTTACTGAAGTAATGATTAATGAAATGCCTATAAATGTCACAAGAACGAATTCCATATGTATCTCCTTTTGATGTATATAATATAACCGATTGGTAAAGTTTGTCAAGTTTTTTTATTGTTTTTTTTAAAGATTTTTTAGTCTTCTGGTTTGCGTGTCCATTCTTAGGCCGAGGTCATATAAATAAAGTTTTGTGGCCAAGAGTGCAACGAGTATTTCGGCTGTCATGTAGCTTAAGACGGCTGATGTTGTTAATGTTATTATTGATGTTAAAATCATGTATATCTCCAATGGATTAAAAATAAGGTTTATTAGGGTGGGCAAATCCCCGTAAGCTACTGCCCTAAATCAAGTGGTTTAATTATGTCTCCCTTTTGTACATATAATATAACCGGTTCAGGATGTTTGTCAAGTTTTTTTATTGTTTTTTTTTAATCAATCGCAATGACCCTCTCATTGGTCTGGAAGTAAGCTCTGTCTTTACATTCTGGTGTTGTCATCCACATTCTTTGGCATTTACTTGGGATGGGCTTTGGAGCTTCCATGTCAGTCAGGATTATGTGGCCATCGAATTTGTTAGTATTGACATAGCGTGTGGGAGCATCAAAGTTAGTACCGCCGGTTAGAACCCTTTCCATAGTTCGACGCTTTCCTTTTTTCCAAACATAAACTTTGCTCTCGTCAACTTCACTATCAAAGGGAACAACTGTAAATTCAGCTAGCTTAGCAAGGTTATTCAGTTCAGAGAAGAACGCAGCCAACATTTGGTCACTAACTGAACCAGATTGGTCAATGCTGATGGCTATCTTAGCTCTTCTGGTAATCTTCTTACCTGAATGTATATAAGGATACCTTTTGTTTAATCTTCTCACAGTAGACCGCTTCTCGGCTCTCTGAGATGTCTTGATGAAGTATCTAAGAACAGACCGCCAGTTTACTTTTGGCTTTATCATATCCATAATCTGCTTTCGTACCTCTTGAGATACAGTACCCCAGCCTTGACCGCTAGCAGCGTCTTGAGCAGCCTTTTCAACAGCTTGCTTAAGTCTTTCTTTTGCCATGTCTCGCACCTCTTCAGAGGCATCACCCCATCCGCTATGGTCATCCATGGTATCAGGCATTCCATTGCCTTGGCCTTGAGAAGGTTGTCCAGAGCCATCACCTTCACCATCTGATGGTTCACCTTCGCCTTCACCTTCTTTGGGCTTGAATTGCTCATCGTTCTGAAGCTTTGAGAAATACCACTCAGCAGACATGCCTCTTGGATAGTCTTCAAAGGGCTTTACTTCTGGCATACAGCCGCCTTCGGGAAGCTTACCAACAAGATGTGAGTTTATAGCCAAATCTGTTGCGACATTCCACATCTTTGACATACCTTCGGGAGGCAATCGGCCTGTGACATGCTCAAAGATGATGTGATAAAACTCGTGCATTAATACACCAAAACGATGATTGTCGGGCATATCAGCAAAGAAGGCAGGGTTATAAAGCATCTCAAACTGAGCAGTTTCTGGGTTTAACCGGACACCAGCAGTTGGAATAGCTGTTGAGGCTCTCTTCTGTATCCTTCTGCTTAATGCTGCGAAGAACGGCTCGGATTGTAACAATCTAAAGGTGTATTTGTTTAAGTCAAACTTTTCTGGATTTGTGTATTTGGTTTCGCCTTCATCAGTCATTGATTTTTCCTGTGCTCTTGGTTGATGTATATAATATAACCGATTCAGAATGGTTGTCAAGTTTTTTTATTGCTTTTTTTAAGTTTTTTTATCTCGTATCTCCAACGCCCCTGTCTGCGGGTTGCCCCCCACAGGTATTGGTCTTTTTTAGATACGAACCAGTCAATCATAAATAGCGGCCTTGCTGAGTTGAATGAAGTATTCTTTATCTCCAGAACGATGCCAAACTTTGTCCGCTTCGCAATCCAGTTTTGCTCTTGTTTTGAGCCAGCAGCAGATAATGTAACTAAATCTCCGACTTTCATAGTGCCTCCAAAAATCGTGTATACCATCGTTGTCGTTGTCCATTAAGGGTAACGACATACACAACCTTGGGCTCTCCATCAAAATGTCGCATTCTTATCTCAATTACAATACCAATTTTGCTGTGGTCAGTAAACTGGGCTGAATATTTGTTTTTAACTAAATCTCCAATCTTCATGCTGCCTCCAACCAATGCTCTGGGAAAAAAGTCTTGGTGTTTGTTTTTATATGAAAGACTTGCGCCATTGTTGGGTTAGCAGACAATACTATATAAAGTTCATCTCTGTACTTTACTAAATCTCCAATCTTCATTTTAACTCCGCTGTTTGATTGTGATGTATATAATATAACTGATTGTGAATGTTTGTCAAGTAAATAATTACGATTTTTTAAACTTTTTTAGTTCGTAGCGATTATGGCCTGTGGGTTTCCTCCATGGTTTTCCGCTATATTCTTGTGGGTAAATCCATTTGACACGATGGTATTTATCGCCAAGGCTGTAAACGATTATACCAAAAGTAGCACATGCTCTTTGTCTCCAGTTTCCTTGCGCCTTGCAACCGGCAGATGATAGTGTAACTAAATCTCCAATCTTCATTTTAACTCCGTTATTTGATTGTGATGTATATAATATAACCGATTGGTAAAGTTTGTCAAGAAAAAAGTTTATTTTTTTATTGTCTCGACATCTAGCTGTGTTTCAATCCAGACATGAGCACCGCATGACAGGGGCTTATCGGGCCGATAGACCACTCTGGCAACCTCATTGCCATCCGCATCCCTGATAATTGCTTCATGGGCATAGGTGTTGGTCTTGTAGGTCTTACAGGTTAGGACAGGTTCAAGCTCTCCTTTCTTTCTGTTGCTCTTGATTACATGCTGGTTTACATGGATGATTGTTTTCATTTTACACTCTTGACGACTTTAAAATACTCTGGTTTCATTACTGCTTCATGAGTAGTAAATTGGATTCTATACATATAACCCGCAGATTTCCAAGCGGGAAGGACAGGTATCACCGCAACAATGATGCCAAATTGACCATTCTTATAGAATCGTGATGATTTATGTGTATATTGTATTAGGTCACCGACTTGGTGGGTGGGGGAGTTGGACTTCATTTTACTTTCCTTACCTTAAAACTTTTTAATGTCTCATTATTAAAATACCAGTTAAAAGGTTGACTTAAGGGTCTCACCTTAATGAATTCGTTCTCATTGCTGAAGACAACTCCAAACCTTTTGGTAGTATCAATTTGCCACTCTATCAGTGTCCCGACGGGTAGGTCATCAACCGTCATACAAACCTACCAGCACTTCTATCAAAACCGGCTTCCTCAACACTGCCCATAATCTTTCCGCCTTGACTAGCACAAATCTTATAGAACTTATCGCATTCAGGCATTAAGAACACAGTATATTTCTTAAGTATTGCGATGACCTTTTGGCTATCATCCAAGGTTCGAGAGCGGAGAACCATTTTTCCACTAGCAACATGTGTTATCACCCACCATTGGCTGGAAGTTTCAAGCTTACCATCCCCACTCTGAGGTCGATGAACCACAAAAGGGTAATTAAAATAGCCACGGCCTTGGTAGACACAGCGGCTTCCGCTTGTATTTAATGAAACTGTTATGGTGCTTGTTTTCATGAGAAACTCCGTTGCTCTCGGTTGGTATAGATAATGTATCATGGGTTGGTGGGTTTGTCAAGAAAAAAGTTTATTTTTTATTCTTTCTTGAAAATCTCTTTAAATCTCTTTCAATAATATCATATGACTTACCAATAGATGGAGCAAAGATGGTGTAATAGCGAGTACCACCACGGGTCTTGTTATATGTAAGCGATTTATCGATAGGCTTTGAATCAATTTTGGTTATAATGCATGCTTGGTTTGTAAGAAGGCCATAAATGGTTCTCCATGTACTCGCAGCTACGGATGAGTGGCCCCTAGGGGTTACAAGAGACCCTAGTGGATAAAGAGGAGCAGTCTTATGTGACTCCAGAACCTGTTGAGCATACTTGTTGTTCAACATTCTATCGATAGAAGCATGGTAGTTAGCTGGAACATCACCTTCGCCACGGAACCAATCTTGTAATCGCACGACAATGTTCCGATAATAGCCTGTTATATCATAAAACGCAGCGACAATCTTAAGGTCATTCTGGTATTCTTCATCGTTAAGCAAGCGGTCTCTACATTTTTCCATCTCTGCCTGATGCTCAGCAGAGTATTGCTTTTGAATAGACTCAAAATAGCTAGCTTGACGAGGTGTTAAGCCTCCGTATTTTTCACTCGCATTTATAAATGAGGTAATAACTTCAAGATGCCTTTCGTTTGGCTTCTCTTCAGCGTTAATGGTGGCCAATAGCTTTGTCAATTGCTTTTCTATTTCCATGAGATCTCCATAGTTCTCGGTTGATGTATATAATATAACCGATTGGGATTGTTTGTCAAGAAAAAAAGTGAAAAAGATTATTTTTTATTTCCTTTGGATATGATTTCCCATGTATATGCTATCTCATCGGACCATGCGATATAAAATAGTGAATAATGTGGAGGTGGATTCGCAAGTTTCAGCTTTATTTTACATATATTTCCAAAAAATTCATGTGAAACTACGATAGCAAATAATGGTGACCCTGTCCTACGATGCATAAGCAGACTTCCAACGGGGTATCTATCCACTATGGACATTAGCACTCCGACAACGGTCTGTGCGACATACAAATCTCTCACCAGTTGGGCCCATTAAGACTACAAAGCCTCTTTCATTTTCCACGACCTCACCTGTAAATGTTTCACCATCGGTTAAAGTAATTTTTATTGTGTCTCCGACTATGAATCTCATTGGGTTATCCTATCTGCTGAAAGTCTGAAGTTCTGTATTCTAAAAACCACTGTGGTATTTTGTTTGTGGGGTATCGCATTCGTGGCTTGTCGGTGTAAAAGCGACGATAACTTTCTACTGTGTTGTCGCTCTTGTACTCGTCAGGCATACACAGAGGCAGGGGGGTAGTATTAGACGAAGGAAATAGGGAGGGGTCATAGAGATCCAGCACAGTCTCCAGTACGCCAGCACACTTGTGTATCTTGCCGAACCGCTCGGTGTACTCGTCAAGCATAGCAAGTGTATGCTCCACAAGGCACTCGAAGTTAGCCGAAGAAGCACGAACCCACTTGGTTGACGGGTGGTTGAGGTGAGCATTTTTGTATGGTGTGACCTTCTCTCCATGTTGGTCATTGATAGCGGTACACAGCATTTGACAGCTTTCTAAAATCATCTTGACCACACGATAATTGTCTAGTGATTGAGCCGACTTTATCCAGTCGATTTGATTGCCTTTACCTTCGATTGCGAATATGTTCATTGTTTTTTCCTGTGTTCTTGGGTGGAGTATATAATATAACCGGTTGTGATTATTTGTCAAGTTTTTTATTTACTTTTATTAGTGCTGTCTTATAATAGAGAGTGTCATGTCCACTAGGAAATGTCACCTTAAACCAACCATCCCCATAGTCTTTGGCAATAATACCAATGCCAACTGTAAAGTTGCCTCTTACAAGATCTCCTACTTTCATTTCTTGGGTGGTGCCTTCGCAAATTTAAGTTCGTATTCTTTAAAATGAATGCCACGCAAATCTCTAACTCTAAGGGCACCGATGGGGAAATCCCGCCCATTCCTAATCCGAGTTATAATGAGGATCTCATCAAAGGCGGAGCTATTTCCATAGTTCTTCTCACCAGCAGCCGATAAGACAACAAGGTCTCCAACTTTGAATTTTAGTTCTTTTTTTTGCTGCTCATCCACTATTTCTTTCTCTTAGGCTTTACGGTGTGTGTTGGCTTCTTCTTGGGCTTTGGCTTCAGAGGAGGCTTCGGTTTTATTGGGGGTCGTGGCCCATAAACCACGGGTGGTTGCTTTGGCTTTCTTCTTTGTTCCCAATGTCCAGCAATCATGTAACCATTCTTCATGTGGGCTGGAACCCAAACCCATATCATATTCGGATGATGTGGATGAAGCGGTCGAGGGGGACTTGTTTTGTCTAGCAAGTAAGGTAATGGTTGGCTCATGTAGGTGGGGGGTGGTATCACCACGGTTGAATTAACTGGTGGGGTGTGATAGCATCCACACATTAATAGGGCTATAATTATTCTTTTCATTTCTTTCTCCTGTTCTTTACTAATCTCAGGTGCCTTGGTTGAACCACGATTTCTCTTGATCCAAACAGGCACCACACATAAGCTGACCTTTTGGCACCAGAATCCAAAGCAGTAACAACGCCAACTTTTCCTACAAAAGCGGGAGAGATGCCACAATAATCTACAAGGTCACCAATTTTAAATATTTGATTCATTTTTAGTTTCCTCATTAATTAGTGTTTGTACCCACTCGTTTCCATAAGTGTCAGCAAACTCAACCTCGTATTTATGATGAAAGGCAAGAGCTTTATCGTTCTTTACAATAATATTCTGGAGTTTATATCCCGGTATTGTAAATTTTGCTCCGAGACTTACCTCGGGGTCTTGTGACATTACGACAGAGCAGATAGCATAAGGCATAGACTTGCGAGCACGAACCATTTGGCCAGTTGCTTTGTCTTTTCTTTTGCCCCAGTATTTCCGGAAGGCTACCTTGTCAATGATTGCGGTTATGGGTTGGCCACTGTTCTTAATAAAGATTAATAGTTTTGGTTGTAAATAAGCCATCGTGTGTATCCTGTGAAGGGTTTAGGAGTATCAGTTTGTCTGATGTATATAATATAACCTATTAGGAATGTTTGTCAAGTAGATTTGTTTATTTTTATGTATTCTCCCATCTTCAAGGTCCATTCTTTGTCAACTTTGGGAGAATAAACTCGAATCCAATCGTTTTGATTGATGTAAACAACATTTGTAAAGGCTGCGAAGTTTTCGGGCACCCATACAACCACATTAATTAACCCGTAGTATCTTCGTAATGGGATCTCTTCAGGCTCTACTAGGTCACCAACAACCACTTGGCTTTTAGCAGCCATTTTATCAAAGATAGATCTCATCTAGTGATCCTGATATTGGTCATCTTTTCGGGCATCTTCAGCGTATCTATTAATAATATCAAATAAAGACTGCATCATGTGTTCTGTGTACTCATCGTGCCCTGCTCCTTCTGGATATTGGCCCAGTGATTCAATAAACTGCTTCATGGTTTGATACATGGCAAGATTATCCAGTAACCTTTGATGCTTTTCTTCATATTCTCCAAAAATTCCAATGTTTTTCATAATTTTCTCCCTATACTATAATAGTCTTTAGTGTTTTATTTTATTAATCTTTTTTAAGTTGCTCTTCCAGTACCAACAACCTTTGGTCTCGGGTTGACATACCCAGCTTACCTTACATTGCTCCGCAAATCTATGAGACCGTATTACAACACCAATCATTCGCTTCGATCTATATTCGCTATGGCCATGCCCAGTATATCTAACCAAGTCTCCGATAGCAAAATCTTCTTCTTTAATCATTCTTAGCTCCATGACACACTTCGCATCCATCAAGGTTAGTTATCTCTGTTGTTCCATCTGTTGACATTACCAATACAATTGTATCTCCTTCAATAGCTGTGGCTATCTGTCTTACAATCCCAAATCGCCTTATAAGCCCTGTGCCTTCAACCCATGACGGATAAGAAACAAGGGAGCCGATTTTTACTTCATTGGACATCATATACCTTCGCTTTGTCATACCAATGTTGAATTTGTCCAAAAGTAGAATTCCACTCATACGAATTAAGTCGGGCTTTCTTGAAAAGTTCCATAAACCAAGGGCTTTCTTCATTAATCCACTCTTCGGTGAACTCTTGTCTCTTGGATGGCTTTATTACTGTTATATCATATGCGGTTAAGCCTATGTTTGACTCGGGACCAAGCGCAACATGTCCCTTTCGCTCATTGCCAGCAAAAGCTTTATCAAAAAAGCGAGCATTAGAGACAATAGGTAAGCTTTTTCGTAACCGCGTATCTTCGATAGTAACTCCTACTGGATGGTGATCTAGTACGGCTCTATGGGTATAGTCATAGTTAGATACCATATTGAAAACAGTACAATCTCTAAATGCTAATTCAGGAACAATGGATAAGAAAGAGTCAGGATAATACGGATACCATCCATGAGTTTTCCCTACAATGCCATCGGCATTTATAGTGAATTGTAGGAGTGCCCCACCACCAAGAGAAAGGCTGTTCATACGATCAGCAAACTGTCTCCGATATAGTTTATTGGCATTAAGCACCAAGGTCTGGTTTTCTGCCATTTGCGTACAAGTCCGCCGAGTATGACCAACGATGCTACAATATCCACACCTCGATGCTCGTGTACGACTTTTACCTCGCCTCTTCTCACCGGCTAACTTATAATTGTGTTGTTTTTTCTTAGCTCTGATCGCTTTGTAAAGGATAACAGCAGACTTTAAGGGTGGCAGCCCATTGGTTCCCATTTTGTTGGAGGCATCAAGGGCCTTTACACTCAAATATGTAAAATTTACTAAGCTATTGGGATCAGCAACGAGTTTGTTCATATCAAGAGATCCAGACTCATCAAGCCATTCATCCCCCAAACCATTTGTTGATATAACCAGAGCTACCATATCTAAATATTTATCCAGATTGGGGCATTTTGTGGACCCATGTCCATAAACACTACACATGTCGCACCATGGCCCTTTATTTTTTAATTTTCTCATCAAAACTCCAGTTCAATGATAGCAGGATTGCCGTTGTATATAATATAACCTATTGTGATTATTTGTCAAGTTTTTTATTTATTCAGGATTTATTAATCGGGGACTCTTACCATCACTGTGGGGCAATAAATGGCGAGAGAGTTAATGTCGAATTCATGCGTGGTGCCATCACAATTAGCAACAACAATATAAAATGAATGAGATACTAGCTCTCTCTCGTCATCTTCGATCCACCCGTATTCTTCAATCGATGTTATAAATCCTATTACTGGGTTATCACCTAGCCACCGGACCTCACTGCCGATAGCAGCATTATCATAGTCTAGTGGTTCAAATGCCATCATTGTTAAGTCTTTGAGACTTAGATTTACGACAGGCATTTTTAGATTGTTTTTTTTGTTTATCTATGTGTGACCCTGCTTTCCTTTGGTGGGCATTAACAGCATGCCAATTTCTTGTTTTTGTTCTCATAAAAGATCTCCTAAGATATCAAGTACTTTTGTGTCAACCATGACAGTTGTATTATCGATTTGGGTTATTGGTAAAGTAATTTCTTGGTCATTAATCGCATTAATTAGATCTGACAGCATCCTTATGGTTAATGTTTGTGATAAATCATAGCTTACAAAGTCATTTAATGTTCCGACCCAGCGGGGTGCTCGTGATGATGCGCTGATAAATTCTACAACATCAGTTGCTGCTAATAAGATTTGTTGGTAGTTTGTTTGATACATGTATCCTCCTTTATTGGTACAGTATTAATAATATAACCTGTTCATAACATTTGTCAAGCTTATTTATCCTTTTATTTCTCCGTAAGTAATGTGTAATCGTTCTCGCCAATCAGTGTACTCAGCTATGAAGGCACAAAGAGATTCGGCAACCGAGCTAGCCTCCACTTCTCCTAATTCAATAAAGTATTCATACTCAAAGTACTCCTCTTTCCAAATTTGTCCATGGAACCAATCTAAAAAATAATGATCTAGATCATCTGCTGTGTTATGCATTTGGTTGTAGGATTTAATGCTTCTATAGAGGCCGAGGCAAATGTTGTACATCTTATTAAGAGCGCTTCGAAACGATAGAAAGTTATAGACTTCAATATAATCCTCGGAATAATGAATGACATTATGGATGGTTAGTGGCATGGGCTTGAACTCTCTGTGAGTGTATGTATTTTCTTAAATAGCTATAACTATAGACATCTTCTTCAAGATCTGTCCACTTTATGGTTAAAATGTGATCGTCCATGATAGGTGACCATACTGCTCTAATAATTACACCAATAAGTGTGCCACAGACATGGTCATCAAGAATAACAACAGAACCAACTAGGTCATTCATGAATCCTCAGAGGGATTCATCAGGTCCTCCAAGAGAGCAGGGGGCCAATTAAACCAGCAGCATCGCCACCCCATAAAGTTTGTTGGGTGGCCACCTACATAGGGGCTAGAACCGTCTTCATTGAGGGCTGTGATAACCTGTAGCATCTTTCCCCCATCATCCATGCCTATACGAACCGTAAAGGCATTTTTAGTGTAATTAGGGGCTATTTTATGTAATTCAGCCATAACTTCTTCTGCTGTATGTTTATTATTTCGCCAGTTTTGTGCATAAGCCATTAAAATCTCCTTTTTGATATATGTAATGTATCACGATTTGAGGGTTTGTCAAGAAAAAACATTTTTTATGGCTCTAGTCTCGCAGATACATCAGTAGCCTTGATTAAAAACTTAGAAAGGATTTTATATTCTAATCCAGTATCAAAATACCAACCAGTCCCTACTCCTCGCAAATATTTGACAGGTTTTATAATACAAATAGTAGTAGCACCAAGCATCTCAGTTATAATAAATAGAGTATCTCCGCCCACCTTTTTATCAATATCGATGTGATCGAAGTAATAACCCACATTAAAATAAACTAAATCTCCCACCTTGAATTCTGTCTCTTCACCCATAAAAATACTCCACTAGGATTTACCCACAGCAGGTAGCGGCATAATAAATTCAGCAGGGACAGTGACATCTTCTGCTGTATGTATCAAATACACTTGATAAAAAGCATCTTCGAAAGCGTTTAAATATAAAAGATTATTTAAGATGATGCCTAAATAATAATTCTCTCCAACGGATTTAACTATAACGAGTTGGCCAATGTGAAACATTATTCATCTCCTTATACTGTGTTAGCATACTAAAGCTAATGTTATGTTTATTTAAAATTTCTAAGATGTTGGCTTCGAAGTCGTAAATACATTCCATTAGGAAAGCAATGTGTTCTTCCTCTTCATCATCCACAAAGATGCGACCACCATAATTGATTTTATAATAAACCCAGATACTTTCTATACAATAATCTAGCCATAAATAGCAATCCATTTGATAAATTTGTTCATTAGTAAATTTCATCTCACACTAGAGCCATTGGAAAAAGCTCAGTGGTTGTGGCATTAAAGTAGAAGGAGATAAGATTTTAATGATCTCCGACTCTACCATGCTATCAAAAGACCCTTTGTTTATGAAAGCCACCGATCCATCAGCATAATAGATTTCATATGTTTCATGCCACACAATGCTTGCGGCTTCATCGCTTCTGGCTCCAACTTTGTATATTTTAACTATCATACCTATCTTACCACAATCAGTGAATAAGGTACCGCGCTTCACCTCCATCATAGCTGCGAACTGCCTCATAAATTTCAATATCGGATATGTTTGTCATTGGTCTCACCAAGCACATACCATTTAATAACTGGGGTGGCATTGCGGGGTCATACCAACCAACTTTAATTCCATGAACCAATCCCACGAAAGCGCCCTCATCTGTAAAAACAGCAGCACCAGAAGAACCTAACCAACAAAATGTTTGAATATAAATACTTAAGTTTCTGTGGCCTGAGATCATCCCTTCAGCATAAATCATTCCATAATCAGATGGCCATGCTAACATATCCACACGATCACCCACATCTATAGACTTTCTATAGAATTTAGCTGGAGGTAAAAGTAATGGTCGCTTTGGCTTCAGAACAGCCCAGTCTACTAAAATATCTATAATCACTAAATCCAATTGATATACCTCGCCATTACCTTCAACAACAGCTACAGTATCGCAAGTGTCAACTACATGGGCGGCTGTCGTCACAAATGGTGTTCCCCTTACTTTAAAATGATTTCCTGAGCCTGAGCCTACTAATAAATTATTCTTAAAACATAAAATGTTATATGATGAGTCTACCTTTTTGCCAAAATCGTTTTTCCCAAGTATGGGTCCAATACCCATCAGTGAGACACAAACTGCCATCATAAATAAAGCTTTTAACCGTTTCATAACATACCCCCGGTATAATAAATAGTCAACAAAAAAGCGGCCAGTAGGGGCCGCTTGAAGAATTGCTAAGTTTTTATTCACTTTCTGGAGTAATCGTCCTCTATCCTCACAATATCATTTAATTGTGTGGTTGAGACTTCCATGACCTTGACATCGGAACCTTGAGAGGCACAGAAGCGATGTAATGTATAGGGCTCAATATGATAATACTGTCCCGGCTTTAATATAATTACTCTATTGTGTTTTCGAGACTGCTCGTCTAAAATCAACTCTAGTGTTCCTTCTAGAACATAAATGGTTTCTTGTTTTACTTTATGATATTGAAGAGAGAGTCTTTTTCCCTCATTAATATAAATTATTTTCCCAGCATAGTAATCTGTCAGAGCCCATACTTCTTCGTGACCCCATGGCTTATCAACTATCATTTTTTACCTCTTTGTTATAAAAATTGAGTGCTTTGAGCATCTCTTGAGAGAATTTATCTTCATTAATAGTTAAATTTAGTTGGTTTGTAAGCTGTAAGCCTCGAATCCATGCCTTGGTTTCATTTAAAATAATGTTTTTATTCTCATCTCTTTCTATAAATAGTACGGCGTGGCCAACTTCGTGAATTAGGGCATAGTATTGTTCTTCTGGTGTTAAATCTTCACCTATTTCTATGTCACCAATAAAAAAAGTATCTAGTGGATCTGATCCAAAGGAGCATTCTTCACTTTCAAAGGCAAAATCAACGCTTACATATAGCTCCGCATAAGCATAAGCTGTTAACTTACTAATCGCTGCTTGTATGTAATCCTGCGTCAATGTATTCTTTAAAGTCTGTATATCCTCCGATGACATTTATTTCATCGCTCTCCGTGTTCAATTTTAAGACAATTGGTACTGTCTTCATGCCATAATTAGTTTTATACCACTCCAAAAGGTCCGGAGAATTTTCGATCCACGAGGCAACATACGGAAGGCACTCTTGGCTTGCTAGCTGATTAGCTCGCTGACACCAGATACACGACCCGAATCCTATAATATGATAATAATACATTTTAACCTCTCAATAGTTGTTTTTTTCCACTTAGACGCTCTCTAATTGACCGAGGCGTTCCTAAGACAGACATTTTTTGGACCTGTGATCCATTTGAGACCGTTACTTGGGAAATAGAAAGGTCTTTGTGTACACCTGCTTCCATTAGAGACTCTTTTATCTGATGATATTGTAAATTATCTTCAATAATAGAAATAACATGCGCAGGATTAATCATAATTCGGTCTATCTTAACAGATTTGTGTGGTTGAGCGTTATTAACCACATCAACCTTAAGTAATTCAACAAGCATTGGCCATCTCCTTAGCAAAGTGAACATCCTTTGCCTTCACCAAAAAGTACTGTTCTTTGATGAAAACTTTCAATACATCGCCTCCGTTTTCAGTTGAGACGACACAACCGATGTGAGGTCGGCTTGTGATTGCTTTGGGAAAAAGCATACTCTTATGCATAGATTCTTCATTAAAAAGCAGCACATTTTGTGGGACTTCGATTAAGTCTCCTTTAATATAACATTTCATTCTTCTGGGTTCTCCTTTAATGGTGCGTCTGTATTCGCACCTTCATACATGGCTTTATGATAACCAATTAACATTGATTCGCATTCATTCAATCGAGCATCTAAAGCTCCTAATTGTTGTCGTGTTCTGTCTATTTGATTGACGACATCTAAAACATTAGGGGCTTCATTAAGCAATGTGTTGACCACTGACTCAATATTTGTGTTTACCGATCCGATTGATTGTTGTGCATCAGAAATAAGGTCCGCAACTGTCTCTGGAACTTCTTCAAGCTCCACCGAATATGATAATCTAACTCTCATTTTTCCTCCGAGGTATATAATTTAATATAACATGTTTATGGTTGTTTGTCAAACGCCAACGAGCACATTATAAAATGATGCTGTAATTAGTGCTAGCAATGTAGCAGCGACAGCCCAACTAACTTTAGAATATGTCTGCTTCCACTGTTCAAGATCCCTCATCCGTGCATAGAGCCCTGAATCAGGGTTATACACAGCTTCTTTTATCTGTTTAATGTCGGCATTCATTTCGTCTTGCTTTTCTGAAATACGGGCGATATCACCCCTAAGTTCTTGAATAAGTTGTAACAATTGTCCTTCAGCATCCATAATTTTTTAATCCTTTTCATCCACAATAGCATAGTTCATTGTAAGTAGTGTGGAGGCTGCTGAGACGGCATTTTGAAGAGCACAACGAGTAACTTTACAAGGATCAATGATACCTTGGCTAATCATATTTACATACTCTCGTGTAAGAAAGTTGTAACCTTCTGCTTGCTCTCTCGATAATACCTCAGCTACAATAATATCTGCTGACTCGCCCGAATTAAGACACAATTGTCGTAGTGGTTCTCTAATAGCATCGAGAATAATCTGTGCCCCTAGAGCTTGCTCTTCATTATCAGTCTCAATATGAAGACCTTGGGCTGCTCGGATTAAACCAACTCCTCCACCGGGAAGGATTCCTTCCTCTAGAGCAGACCGTACCGCCTCAAGAGCATCATCAATACGATGTTTCTTTTCTGTCATTTCGACTTCAGTTGCTGCGCCAACGCGAATAATAGCAACACCAGAAGCAAGTCTTGTAATTCTTTCTTGAAGCCTTTGGCATGTTGGCATATCATCTGTTTGGCCAATCTCTGCTTTAACAGCTTCAATTCTTGTTTCAATAAGTTCCTCATCACCCTTTCCTCCAACAATGGTTGTCCATTGTTTTGAAATCTTGGTGCTCTTGGCTTGACCAAAGTGCTTTAATTGAAGATTTTTTAGTTGTAAACCATCTTCACGAGTAATAAAGGTAGCACCGATTGAAGCGCACAAATCTCTTTGAATAGAGCGCCTTTCTTCACCATAGCGTGGCGATTTGACAGCAGCTACCTTCATGGTTCCACGGACACCATTAGCAATCATGGCTGCGAGAGCTTGGCCTTCAACTTCATTCGCGACGACAACAAGAGGACGAGCATCTTTGGATGCTAATTCTAGCGCTGGCCATATTTGCTCGACGGTTTCTATTTGTTCATCTGTCACCAGTATAAGGGGAGACTGATATTCCGCAGTCCCTTGTCTAACATTTGTAATAAACTTAGAAGAAATGTAGCCTTGTTCAAAACGAAAGCCTTCAATAAGGTCTAATGAAGTTTGAAGAGAACGGGCCTCTTCAACCAATACGGAGCCATCTTTACCTGCTTTATCAACAGCAGTGGCAACCAAGGTTCCAATACCAATATCGTTATTAGCAGAAATGGTAGCAATGTGTTGAATATCTTCTTCTGACTGGACTGGTCTTGAAATCTCTTGGAGCCGAGCAACGATTTGGGTTGTAGCTTTGTCCATTCCTCTCTTCATTTCGGTTGGAGAGGTTCCGGCAACAATATACTTCTGGGCTCTGTTAAGAATACCGCGTGTTAAGATGGTGGCTGTTGTAGTTCCATCACCAGCGTTGGAGGCAGATTGTTTAGCTGCTTGCTTTACAATTTGTGCTCCCATATTTTCAAAGATATCATCAAATTTAATGTGTTCACTAACGGTCACACCATCCTTTGTAATCATCGGAATGTCTTCGCCCTGATACATAATGCCGACAGTTCTTCCCCGTGGTCCCAATGTTGATCCAACATTGTCTGCGAGCTTGTTCACTCCTGATAAAATTTTATTTGTTAAGTCTTGTCCATTTTTGTAATGTCTCACTTTTCCTCCGTTATTCGATAGTGCTTACTGATTGTTCCATTTCAACATTCCAATCTGTTCTTAGTTTAATAAGAGGATTGAAGACTGCTGTTTGTCTTTCTTGAGTTAAGATGCCCTCCGGCTTTATCATCTCTCCAGCTATATCAACAGACTCAAAGTCAATCTCTGTTCTCTGTTGGTAAACTATAGTTGGCTGTGGCTCTTCTGCGAGAGCCGTCGTTAACAAAATAATGTTTAACATTTTATTGGTTTCCTTTCTTTTGTTCTTCTAATATAACCGCTTCTATGAGTTTGTCAAGGGCGGTGAACTTATTTTCTTGAATTT